TTAATATATGCTTTTAGATTTGTATTATCGTACGTTAAAACAAGATGGTGATAATTACTCGTACCTAAATCATAAGCATAATCAGACCCTTGGTTTGAAGTACCAACCCTGTCACGTCTAAATCGAACAGATTTTGTTCCACCATTATCTCTGTATTCTAGTTTATATTGAACATCAGAAGAAGAACCACCCTGTGCTAGGATGGTGTGAATAGCGTTAGATGGTGCTGTTGTTACCTTAACCCAACAAGATAAAGTTATCGCGCCCCCATCAATACCTAGGTTGTTGTTAGTTGATAGGTATTTTGTGGAATTAGATGAACCGAAATCTGCCCCATTATTTATCTTAGCTGAAGCATAACCAACAGTGTTATTGTTTGTTAAATTATAACCACCAACAGTATCAGTGGCATTACCACTGGATTCATCTAGTTTATAATATGCAATTATATTGTCTAGTAGCATTTCCTAGTGATTCAATTATTTAAATCTAGTTTTTTTACCGATATCTGAATGTACTTTCTTGTGGCAAGACCTACATAATGTTAGTCCATTATCAATATCAAACCTTAATTCTGGGTACTCATTAAAGCCTTTTATATGGTGAGCAACTGGACTCTTTTGTTTAATGTTACACATTCTACAAGTCCAATAATCTCTTTTATATACACCTTTTCTCCAAATGTTATATTCTTTTGATTTTCGAATCAAATGGTTTGCTTCAGTTTTCCCACCTTTCCAGTTCCAGTGATTTTCTCGTGAGAGTTTTTTTACATGATCGGCACTTTTAGGCTTACCCTTATTCCCTGCTGATATATTATTCCGATGGCTTTCTGTGAATTTTTTACCTAACCATACTTTAGTAATATAACCAGTGTGGCCCTTTTTAAAAAAGCCGTATTTTAATGGGTCAAGATTTCTATATTCTCTTCTACACTCACTAGAACATGTTACTATTTTATTCAACCTGGATTTTGATATCTGTATTTCTTTTTTACAATTCTTACATAAAATAATTATTCTATTTTTATTATAAGAACAAGATCTTGAACAGAATTTTATTTTAGCCCATTCATATTTTTTATAATTACAACTTCTTAGTATAATATTACACCCCTCACATTTTTTTGTTTCCATTTATCAATTATAGCACAAGGGTGTAGATACCACCTAACTTGAACATTGGACCTTCCAAGAAATTTGCATTGAATCGCCATTCACTACGTTAATAGCAGAGAACACTTGACGACAAAGCAAAACACCAGATGAGGCTGCGTTAAGTACCCCTGATTCTGTCACCGCTTTTGTACCGGTCACAGTGAATGTATTAACAAGCTGAGCCGTATCATTTGTTTGTGTAGTTGTTACACGTGAAGCAGTTGCATTAGCACGAGACAAACCAGAATCAGCTATTTCAGTTTCGAGTGTTGTATCTGCAACGTTAGCTGCTGTCGTACCCGTCCCAGTAGCGATATATGTAAACGCAGCTTCTGATCCAGCACCATTTAAGCGTGAGGCAGCACCAGCAAAACCAGCGTTTGTTATAAGATTTGAAATAACAGATTTATCAGACCAACGGCCTAGAATATATGGAATCTTCTTAAAATGAGGAGAAACAATCCCATGTTTTATTAAGAATGTAAATAGTTTATTCTGTTGAAAAACAGGTTTTATTTTACCATCTTTATCACGAAGAACATACTCAACGTTTTCTCTTACGCGATTTCTCGACTTGTTATTTACCTTTTTCTCAACTTTCTTCTTTGTGTTTTTCATAATAATACTATTATATAATAATTGAATCCTTAAGATCAGAAATGACCTTATCTGCATTCTTTTGAGTTTCTTCAAAATCAGCATTTTCTATACTTCTCTGCTCGTCACTCATTCTTACATCAAGATATTTCTTAAGCTCAGCCTCTATCTCTTCTGTAGTCTGGTCCATACCAAACTCAAGAGAAAGACTTTCAAGAACAGAATCATCTTCATCTAAAAGATTAAATTTAACATTAAGGAAATCCCTCCCTTCTGCTACATAACGATCCTTTATTGTGCTGGTAATTTTTATTTTCTTTATCATATATTATGCTCTTTTTTTGAGTTTTTTAAGTTTCTTTAGTAAATTAGATGGTGTCTCAACTCCAGCCTTGCTTACATTTTCAATAATTGAAATAAATTCAGTTATTGCAATAAAACCGAGCATGAGATCTGCAAAGAGTTGACCCTGATCTATGACAAACCTATCAGTGATAGTTGCAGCTGATACAAGTATACCATAGACAACCATTTTAAGGATTGTTCTACTGCATTTTGCACTTGTTATCTTTTCATTGTTCTTAAGTACAGCAATTAATGCGGTAATAAAGTCAAAAGTTATAAGCGCAGCAACTGCAAGGTATAACTCTGTCTTGAGTGGGTTAAACAAAAATGCGTACACTGAAAGTAATCCTGAAAAAAACAGTTTTAATTTCATGTTAGACAATGTTACTGTCCCTACTGATATTAAATTTTCCAAAGTAAGAGCCTTCATATCTAAAACTGTTTTACTGTTTTTCTACTACTTCTAATTTTTCTGCTTCTAATTTCAACACCAAAAACTTTTCCTTTCTCTGTGAAATCTCTGCTTCTTGAATTGCAATAAACTCAAGTTCTCTGTTTATTTTTTTAAGATCAAAAACTTCTTCTTTTGATTTTGAAGGTGTTATTGTTGTAACTTTGATTTCTGTGTCGCTATGTTTTGTGATTTGTTCGCTCATATATTTATTATTAATTTATAATTAGTTTAATTTAACCCAACCGCCATCATATCCCCACCATCCTGTTGATGTGATAGTTGAACCATCACCATCATTACAATAAATAAGAAGTCCGTTTGCTGGTGATGAGATTGCTTCTGCTTCTGAACCTCTCATTTGTGGAGGTAGAAATCCTTTTGTCGTTGAGTTCATATGAAGCAATGCACTTGCATTTGGATTTGTTGCTGCTGGATTTGAACCAATACCCATTATCATTCCTGATGTTGTACCATCTGTGTATAGGAATGCTCCTGAATAGAGATGTACTCTATCACCTCCGAATGTTGCTCCAAAACCTGCCACTTGGAATGAACCAGTATTTTCTGACATGAAACCGTATTTTGCAAGCACCCCCTCTGGTGTATTGATATCAGAGCGAATAGTGAGCATATTGTCGCCTGTGGTGTTTGTGACTTTTAGAAGGTAATCATTGAGTGTTTGTCCTGTAATGTGTAGATACGCTGTTGGGTTTGTGTTTCTTATACCAACATATTTATCTGTTTTAATGAAGATACTATCAGTTGCCCCATTGATACCAAAGGCGAGTGGTGTTGCTCCTGATGAAGATGAGAAATATGCAGTTGTACCAGAAGTTCCAGCAACAAATCCATTCGTAGCAGAATCAAGGAAATATGCGATTTCACCTGCTCCTCCAGTTGTTCTCACATCAAGTCGTACTGCTGGAGTTGCTGTTCCAATTCCGAGTCTATTATTTGTATTATCCCAAAAAAGATTTGAGTTGTCTTGTTCTACTGCTCCACCTGTGCCAAGGAAAAGAATTGACCCAGCCGTTAATCCAGGTAGAGATAACCCTGCTAAACTTAATATATTTGTTGAATCATTATAATTAAAGTTTGCATTATCTTGATTTATAAACCCAGTCGAGTCAACAAACAAAACAGAACCAGAAGTTCCTCCAGTTACCGTTGTTGTTCCTATTGTGATTCCACCAGATGTTACTGGAGAAGCTTGTGGTTTATCTTGATAGAGAGGCATATATTATATGTAGTTTTGTGCTTCAACTTCAATATAGTTTATATCCATATTGTCTGCGTTTGCGTTATGAGCATATGTACTCAAAGCAACCTTAGGAACAGAAGCGTCATTAATAAAAGCAACTCTATATCCACCTACATAGAATTCAGCTGAAAAACCGTTGAATACGATTCTAAAATCTGTAAATGTATTTGTCCATGCACTTTGCCATGTAACAACTTCGTTTTTTGTAACACCGTTGAACACACATTCACATGAAAACACAGCATCTACAACCTTGAAAACAGCATATGCATTCGCATTTATCTGAAAAAATCCAAATGTTCTAACATCACCAGATGTTGGTGCTGCTGGAACCTTAACTTTCATTGTCTGATCTGCTCGATATAGATCTGCATAACCTATGATCTTTGCTGCATTAAGACGAATAGCCCCACCAGATACGGTAGGACTACCAGAAACAGTCTTGAACAGGTTAGTGTCATAGCCTTGTCTAGTAGGATCGTAATAGAATTTAACTCTCGAATTTGTAATTGTTGACATAATTTTTTATTACTCCCCTATAGACTAATTAGGCAGCGGGAGTCTACTGTTCTTCCTTCGTATCTTCTATTTTAACATTAGTCTCCTCTTTTGAGGCCCTTTTGTTTTTAATAGGTGATACATCTTTAGTTTTTACTTCAGATTTTTCTTCTGTTGCATCTTCTTCTATTTTAGAATTCTGATGTTCAGAGATTAAACCTTTCATTGCTTCTTCAAGCATTGATGGCAACATCTTTTTAGCCATTTCCATAGCCTCATCCTGTAAAGCCTTTCTTATTTCTGGGCTAAGTTTCACTGGGTTTTTATTACCCATTGATTTTTCAACGTGACCATAATTTATTTCTTGGATAACGTGAGCAGGCTCAGATTCGTTTCTCAAGTACATAAATGGATCAGCTTCTGAATCTTCAACTGAAATATAGTCTACATTATAAGCTGGATGTTTTTTAAGCATATCAATGATAGCTTCATCCTTTACTTCCAAAATTCCATATTGAAATTTTGCTGAAACACCACTTACTGGTGCTGTTCCTGTTAAATGATTACCTGGAAAACTTGGTTTCAAGATAACCGTAAGATTTTGTTGTTTTGATACGAAACGCATATATTTTATTCATAATTAATTTTAATAATGTTCCAACCCTATCAGAGTGCCCAGATTTCTCTAGGAACTCTGTAAGGTAAGAACTGAGTATTACTACTCAATAACACCTACAACACGAACGAAGTTACCAGCAGCATCTGCAAGAGTAGCAGCATCCTTAACGAGAACGATAAATTCGTCTTCGTTTGCACCAGTAATTTTACCTACACCTGAAGCGAAAGTAAGAGTTGTTTCTGTTGTGTCAACAGAAAGAGCACCGAAGACTTGAGTCTCAACAGTACCACGTCTTTGCCAGATCTGGAAACTGTTAGCAGCTGCTGTACCCATGTTTACTGAGTAAACAACTTGCTGGAGATGAACTCTGTGACCATTTGGAGTGTCAAAGTTTCTGTGAGCAGAAAGTGAAACTGCAATTTGGAGAGAAGCAGAAGTATCCTGCTTAACATCCCAAATAACAATTCCATTAGCATCAGTTCCAGATGTGATTGCACCGTCTACAAGAGTAGATGCTGAAGCGAGTGAACGAAGAGCATCAAGAACTTTTGCTTCGAAGATACCATCAGCGTTGATTGCATCTGCAAGAGTTCCAATTGTAGTGTATGTTGCGAAAGCGTAAGTATCTGTACCGCCATCTGATGTTACCATCACGATGTTTGTAGCAGTAGTAACAGTAACAGAAGTTACTGAACCTGTACTTACCTTTCTAAGTCTGATTGCTACAGGAGCATCTGTTCCAGCCTGGAGTGTTGTCCCAGCGGCAAGAACTGCTCGTGTATTTAATGAATCTAATGAAGCCATAATGTTTTAATTTTAACTTGACTAATAACCCCTAGTCTTAATGGGGATGGAGGTCGGTGGGAGATAATTTCTTATCTCCCCCTCCATACCCTCTTGATTTTAAATCCCAAGAGAATGTAGGATTTTAGAGGCTAGGCAGTAACCCCCTTGATCAATGAATGCTTAGAAGCTTGTGCTCTTTGGAGACCTACTTCTGAGATGTATTGATCAATCTGACCGTCAGCGTCTGGGCTTTGTATGTTTGTTTCAAGCTTTGTATCGCGGTTGTTCATGAAACGGTAAGCGAAGCAATCCATATCCATCAAGAATGCATAACCTGCGTAATCTTCAACGAACAATGGGTTGTGAACAATGTTTATAGAACCGAATGCTGTAACCCACTTGTTGATTTTCATACCATAAGTTGATTCAACTGGTTGCATAAGTATTTGACCACGTGCAATTTCGTTAATAGCTTGAAGAACTACACCACCAGTGAAAAGCATCTTTGTGTCATCACCGTAAGTGAAACCTTCACGTAGGAAAGTGTTAAAATCAGTAGCTGTCAAAGGACCTCCTTGGTTTTGAACGTAAGAATTACCTTGTTCAATAAATTCAAGAACTCCACCAGTTGCTCTGCGAGGGTGTCCTTGTGTTCCACCTGTATCAGAGGCTTTTTGACCCCACCAGAATGCTCTTTCGATATCAAGGGCATGTTCTGTCCCTTTCTTAGCTCTTTGGTAAGGAAGATCTTTTCCACCGTAAAGATTTGCTTCTTTTTCAGTGTTTGAAACAGCGATTGTTGTCTTAAAGATCTGTGTGTAGTTTGTAACTGGAGTTGATTGTGTAGCGTTTACATTACGAGCACCTGAGTTTTCCTCATTAGCATTACCGATAATGTAAAGACCATCACCAACAGCTGGAGTTGCAGCCGCAGTAGAACCAAAAGCACGTCCACCTGATGCAACTGTAATAGTTGTAGATGAGCCGATTGTAGCAACAATCATGTTTTCGTTTGTTCTTGCGTTTTTAATAACATCACCAACAGTGAAAATGTAAGCAGAAGATGAACCAGCACCTGTAACACCGAGTGTCAAAGCACCAGTTGTACCTGTAACAGCAGAAATACGTGAGTATCTACCACCGTAGAAATCTTCAAACCACTTAAATTCAGGATTTCCTGTAGGCTTCTTAAGAATACCTGCTCCTTTCCAAGCTTTTCCATCGTAAACCTTTCCTACGTTTGTAAGAAGAGTTACGAGAGGGTGCTTATTAGGTTCAAGAAGGAAAATCTTATCTTGTGCATCAACGATCATTCTTCCTTCAGCAACTGAAGTAGCTGTATCTCGTGCACCATTTCCTGATGTGTTTGTAACCGGACCCTGTGTGTGGGTTGGTTCGTTGTAATATGGGTAAACGTTAGGCATATATAATTATTTTTAAATTTTAAACTTTTAAGGGACTTTTTTTGTCTTAGAAGTGATTAGCGCTTGCCTTACTCGCGATAAGCGAATCAACAACTCTTTCAGCTTCCCCACCAGAGTAAGTCACTCTGCTGTTCCCTCCTCCAGCATTTAAAATCAAGTTCTTTTCGTACTCAGCTTGATCTATAGCCGCTCGGTCTCTTGCTTCTTTCTCAGAAAGTTCACCTTTGACTGCATAGTA